GTCCAATCTTCTTCTAAATGTGCGATATTGGGAAAGTATTGACTCAGCCCGGCTAAAACGAAAAAATCATACAACTCCTTGCCCTTGTAGGCGTTTTTGAAGGACTCCACCTTCTTCTGCTCAAACTCCGCGTTCCACTCACCGGGGTTCTGGTCTTCACGAATCAACACCGCCCCGGCTAACTCCATCATCACCTCCGGGTGAATCAGCATCTCCTTCCTCTTGCGCATCTCCCCGACCAAAAAGCCGATCTGCGCCAGGTTTTTGACCGCTGCGCCCGAAACGGAGGCGTTCAGCGCGTTCTCCATATTCTCCAAGAAGATGTCCATCTCCTCCCGGCTCACCATCCTCTGCAACTGAATCACGAGGTCTTGGATCCGTCCCATCCGCTCAATGGGGATGTCAAAGATGTTCGGGTAGATGTAGAACTTGTGGCCATCGCAGACCAACGCGAATTTCAGCCCCTTCATTGTGTCGGGCTTGTAGGTTTCGTCCCATACCATTTGGGTCAACTCCTTTTTGAAGAGTTTGTAAGCGATTTTGTGTATCACGACAGTTTGATAAATATGAAATTGAGAGCCACGCCCATAATCATCACCACGGCCATCTCAAGGGGTTGGAAGCCGAAGAGCGGGGCGGTGAGCAGGTAAAAGATGCCTCCCCAAAACGAAGCCATACACCCCACGCATCCGTACACCGGTTTGTGGAGCATCGGGTACTTGTTCGGGGGGAGAAGGAGTCGCAGTCGCTTTTGCAGACCGTGCAGGAGTTGTTCGTCCTCCATAGAGATGGAGAGCGACACGACCATCAAACTCACGACCACGGCCCTAAAGAAAGTCTCCAAGGCGAAGTAGTCGGTCATTGGGGTTTGAAAGAGAATATTATGTGTCTGAATATCAACCCGATAGCAATGAACTCATTGTTGATTTCCAATCCGATGCAATAAGTTTTGTAGCCAAGTGTCAGTCGGGTGAATAATCCTGTTCTGTTGACCCGGATTTCTTCGGGTTTGTAGATGTGCAGTCGTTTGGGTTGTTTGGTCATTGGTTTGGGGGGTTGGGCAGGGTTGGAGGATTCTTCAACAACTTTGAATTGTCTGGAAGGCTTCGGGCCTTTGCGATCTTTGGATGTCATCATTAGGTTAGGCGTTCAAATTGGAAAGAAAAGCAGAACTCTGCATCGGGGTGCAGGTCATTTGTCATTGCTTGTGGGTCGTTGGAGTCGCAGGCATCTTCGGGGTAGATTCTGACCTCGTAGGTGCGATTGGGGCTATAAATGCCTTCGTTGGGGGATAGGGCGATATCGCCACTCACCCCGGTGGTCAGGTCGTAGGTGGTCTTGGAGTTCAGGCTCACATCGGTGATTACGACCTTGTAGGTGGTGGATGGGTCGGCCTGGGCGAGGACGATGCTCTCGCAGCAGATGTCAAAGGTTCCTACGGATAGGCAGTCGGTGCATTCAAGGCAGCTCATAGATGGTTCGTTTCAGGGATGAAGTTAGGCCCGAACTTGCTGTAACCATTTCGCTTGAGGTGTTTGATGTACCACTCGTTCAGGAAGCTGTTGCAAAGATACCGAAAGCAGTCGGCAAAGTCGGACTGCTGACTGATAATAAATCGGTTTCGCTTAATAATCGTCCCGCTCGCGTCACACGCCACCATCTTCATATCCCGTGCCATACCGGGGCAGGTCTTCGGGTTCACCTTGATATCGGGGTGGAATTGAAGGAGGTAGTTGCATTGCGCCCGGCTGTTCTCGTGCTTCGGGTTGGGGACAATCCGAATCTGCCGTTGGCTTAACCCTAAGCCTCTGGCAAGCTGTTCGTAGTAGTTCGCGTTGTCCCTCTGCGACAAATCGCCCCGCTTGCCCATCGCGTCCCCGGTGATTTGGCAAGAGAACAGGAAAGGGGCGTACTTGGCCTTTATCGTATCAACCATTTTAGGGATGGAGCCGTCAACCACGTTGAACTCATCCACGATATGCAGGTGGTCTCCATCTTCATCGCTCCACATCTGGGCAACGATGCCGCAGAATGGCTGCAAGTTGAAGTCCAGAGAGATGTAGATGGGCAGGTTGGTGCGGAAGGTGGGTTGGAAGGATTCGTGTCGTTTGGCATCATAGGATATAAAGAAAGGGTTTTCGGGTTTCTCCTGCACCTCCCAATCGCCCTCTACGAATCGCTTGTACTCGTACTCCGGCATATTGTCGCGCAGGGATTTGAGGTAGTCCTCCGGGATGTGGGGGTTGTCGGTGATCTTGGAGGGGATGTAGGCCCAGGTGGGGGGAAGGTTGTTCTCCTTCCACTTGTCGTACACAAGTTCTTTCACCCAATTATTGCTTGGGTTGCAACTCCCCATCACCACGATGGGCGGTCGGCCTTCGGCATTGAGCCACGAACCGGCACGTTCAAGCACCTTGTAGAGCAAGCCCTCTTGGCACTCGTTGATTTCGTCAATCCCCGCACCGTTGATCTCAAGACCTTTGAAGCGGTCAAAGTCTTTGTCGGTGTCGTAGTTCTCCCCCATAAAGAGCAACTCGGATCCGTTCTTGAAGGTCACAATCTGACTCTGCTTGTCCCACCCGGCAACGTGCGCCCCAAGCCCTTGGTTCATCAGGGATGTGAAGGTGACTAAGGTGGTTCGCTGAAGCGTGGGCATACTCTGCCTGATAATCACCCACCTACTGCGCGGATACTTGGAGCAGAGGGAGATGAAGGTGAGTAAGAGGCAATATGTCTTACCGCCTCGTCACCGGATGGCACCACCGAAGAGAATAAACTGCTTCTCCCCGGATAGCGCCATCCTATACGCTTGCGTTTGTCTGGATGTGAGTTTCACTTATGATTCGTTTGAGGTTTCTGCTTACCGCGTGGCGGTCAATGTTGTATTTTTTGGCAACAAGTTTGATGCTTTTCAGTTCATTGAATGATTCAACCAACTCCGATGGGCTAATTTTTCGCAGTATGCTTTTGTGGTGGTCAATGCCCTTGTTGGTGGAAATCATATTGTTTTTGTAAGCGTGAATGACGTTCTCTCGGTTGTCGCACCATTCAAGGTTTGAAACGCGGTTGTCGGATTTAATGCCATTTAGGTGGTTGACTTGATTCTTTCCCTCGGCCTGTGCAATAAAGGCTGAGGCGATTAGCCTATGAACTTTCACGGTTTGATATTGCCCTTTGTCATTAAGGAGCATCGTCCGAAGATACCCCTTTTTGTCTAAGGCAGGAGAAATCATCTTCAGCTTGCCTGAGTTCTTGTAATTGTCGCTGTAAAGGTTTCCATCCTCATCGCAAAGGTATCTCGCGTCAAATCCGGGTATCTGCTTCATTGTTTTTTCTTGCAAAGATAAGGGTCTTTCCCTCTTGGTGCAATAGGCCCCGCCAAACAAGATGAACTGCTTGTCACCCGACAAGGCGAGTTTATATGCCTGCGTCTGCCGGGCCGTTAACTTCATCTTCCGTTGGTTCGCTGAGTTCAAGCACGAATGGCCCCGTGTCGGGCGCAGTCTGCTGCTGCTGTGGCTTGCCGTACAAATAAGCCAAGGTCAATTCCATCGCCCGCATATTGCCTCGTATCGCTTCAGTTACCATCCGGGCAATCAACGCATCCATCCGCTTCACCCCGCCAATGGTACGGTCAAGGTCGGCTTCCAGAAGGTCTCTGATGTCCCTTCTCGTGACATTCTTCGGCATTCGGCTATTCCCCTTCAACAAGACCGGCATAACGCTCTCCACGGGCTTCTCCGTGGTCGTAGAGACATCCTCCACTTTGTCCTCCTCTACCACTACGACTTCAGCCTTCTTGCGCTTAATGAACTCGTGATTCCCTGATGGCATTGCACAAAAGTAGGGATAAAGAAAGCAAAGTCACCATTTGGGTGGTGTCAACGAAATGGTTTTGCAGTCAGGGCAGGACTTGAACCTGTTCTAAGAGAGGTCACTTACCGCTGATGGGACATATACCATCACCCTCTGTACTGCCGTACCGCGTTGCGTCTATCAATTCCGCCACCTGACTGATGCAAATATATCACAACTCACTCAAAGTCAGTTTGAAATCGTCAAAAAAAAAGGGGGGGGTAGCCCTATTATTCAGAAAACCCAATTTTTTCCCCAACCGGTTACAAACCGTAACCTGTACGAATAAGCCGTACAACTCACCCTTTTTTCAACAAAAGCACTTTTTTATTTATTCTTCCTTATATATATATA